GCCTTGCCATTTATCTCTATCCGTCCAAGTACGTCCAAGTAGAGTGGCAAAAAAAATTTAAACCACCTTTAAGTTACAAGTGCCACAAGCGTAATGAACATCAGCACGTGTGAGCTGAGGCCTTTTATTAGCTGCTTCGACCATTCGTTTAACATCCTCAGTTGCTCCATATCGGCGAACAACACCTGTAAATTCTTCAACATCGTGACCTTGAATAGCTAACTTAGGCATACCAGTTTCTCTGTTATATGCTGGTGTTCCGTATTGGTCCTTCTTATGTGCAATGTGATAAAGCTCGTGTTCAACCAAAGCACAAAAGTTCACATCACTTGCTATACGTGAATATGAAGCATCAAAAGTAATTAAGTATTCAGGTAAATAATTGAACCACTGGATGTATTGTTCTTCTTGTCGTTCTTTCTTCCAACCACCAGCATTGATCATGACTTTTTCAGTAGTACCGATAACCTGACGTCCCTGCTTTTTAAAGCCAGATCTAGCCCACATCACAGCAATATCGGGATATCGAAATGAACGTAAGTGCATGTGATCAGGATTAAATAATTTCGATTTTGGATCTAGAAATACTTGTTTAATCCATTCCCATATTTCTGGAGCTGGTGCAAAGTTTGGTGTATCCATTTCAAAAAGCCATTCTGGAGGCATTGGACGAACAGGAACATGAAAGCCAACTTCGTTTTTCATAATTACTCCAGAAATAAAAAAACCTCCTTTTCGGAGGCTTATAATTAACTAGACTTCGATTCCTTATACGTCATAAAAGCATCTACATATGAAACAGGAATCTCAACAACTTCAAGCCTATAATTAGCTATTGATCTTTTTAGGGGAGAATCAAGCCAAGCTGTAGGTACTTCTTTTTTAATCTTTACACATCTATTTTCAATATTACCTTGATTAAATTGCTCTATTGCTTGAAGAAGATCTTTTTCTTCAAATAACTTAAATTCATGACCATATTTGGGAACTAAAATAGGTATACAACCACTGAGTTGATTTACAGCTTTTAAAGTATAATCTTTATTAGCCATATCCCCACCATTAAAACGTTTACCATGAATGAATGAGGCCGCATCTGCTTCTATTAAAACAAATTCAGGTTCAGTACCATATTTTTCGCTATAGTTCCTTCTAGCCTCTTCAATTCTATTTTCTACTGTCATTATTCTTTTCCAAAATTAAAAAAAATAATATATTTCGAAATTGTAAAAATATAAAGCCCCGCCAATAACTAGTATGTAGCGGAGCTTCTTGTGCCGTAATACGTCCGGCAAACGATAAAACTAGTTTTTAGGTGCTCTAAGAATAGTTAGTACTTTCTCTGACATGTCATGTAAGTCAGATCCAATTGGTAACCAGAAATGGAACACCGTATTGTCACGGTTGTAAATCTGTTTGTAGTACTCAGTTTTGAATGATGGATCAATGTCAGAAGCTTTTAGTAATCTGCCTTCTTTTTCTATCACTTGCCCATCCAAATCACCACCAACACAGATATTCATTTTGCTAACCAGCTTTTAATTAGACTGGACTATAGCATATAACTAAGCCATGCTCAGTCATCTATAGGTTTATGAATATTTAATATTAACGATAACCCAAAATATTCGTATATTCATCAATTTCCTTGTCTAGCTCTTTTATGAATTCTTCATCACTTGGATAACCAATATTTATCAGCATTAATCTCAGATATTTTAGAACCAATCTTTCCATATGCTCCAAAGAAAGACCTTGCTTCAATCCATCATTTATAACATGTTCTCGTATTTTAAAATGACTCAATTGTTCCTTGAGCTTTTCCAATTGTTTACTTTCCCCAAACATTTCGAACATTTGAATTTGAGAACTAAGAAAAGATTCTATTTTATCGATAATTTCACTCTTCATTTCTTTGCGATCTTCTTGGTTATTAATAATATTTAATTATACACAAAACAAAAAAGCCCACCAAATGATGAGCTTTAATACTAGTGCTTTACTTACACTTCGAACACTATAGCACGAATATGCCACACCCTGTATTTACAGTCAAGAAAATTGATTTTCAACTACAACTGTTTTTATAAACTTATCAAATTGAAAATGGGGATAACGAGATTTAATAAATGCTAAACCGCATTTAATGTCCTGTTGGATTTGCGACCCATAAGTATCATTACTCTTTGCGATGTCTCGTATAGACTCCCCCATTACATAATGCCACCAGATTGCCCCAATCCATTCATTAACAATCTCATCCTCGATAGTCTGAAGATCAAGTAGGAGTTTATGTATTGCCCGCGCTTCATTGTCATTTAACTCACAACAAGTACCCTTACGGCGAATACACAAGCGATCTTTTAAACTCTCATCCCCCATATACATAGCCATTAACTTTTCGCGTTGCTGTTGAGTGATGCGTTTAGTTGGCATCGTCTTAACTATTTTGACCATTGTTTCAGTATCGCCGTTAAGCCATGCCCCAAGCTGTCGGCACCATTCTTCAAAACTATATTTAGACCAATTGACCGCTTGTAAAATGTGTTGTTGCGCTGCCATATTCATAATCATCCCACCAATTGCTCAATTTGTTTAATCGCCACGCCTGCTTTCACTTGCTCAGTACTGAACCGTAAAACTGTAAAACCCATCATTGCTGCGGAGTTGTATTTCTCCATATCCCCTATGTAGCCCTTACCTCTTGTATGACGGCCTCCGCTCCAGATCCCGCCTTCCACCTCAATTAAAATTTTTGTACCAGTAATCAGAAAATCAGCTCTCCATTTACGATCAGGATGGAACTTATATTCCTGTTCAAAACCAATCTTGCATGCTCTTAAATGCGTTGCCAGAACCATTTCACCCACACTTGGTTGTCTGGCAACTTGCTTTGCTGAACGCCGCTTTTTATTTTTCTTTATCGGAAATAACTTTCGGTAATCAGCAAGGCTCATTGATGTCATTTAGGCTCACCACCATTGAGCACTTGCTCTAAAGCTTTAAAGGTTCGAATCATTGACATTTGTTGAAATTCATGATTGCCGCGCATGTCCCCTTCAACATACTGCAAAGCATATTGAGTCTCCTTTAATGCCCCATCTAAACGCTTTTGCAATTCCACTACTTTCGCTTGCAGGTGCTGCCATACAAGGTTGTGTTGATAAACATTTTCTCTAATGTACGTATCTTCATAGCGTTCAAATAGATTAGCGGGCGGAACAAAACCATAAGGCTTGTAATATGTATCTAAGTACCACTGCTCAAACTCTTCCATCACACATCCTCCACTTTGCAATTAGCGTAGGTCTCAAAGAAGAACTTTACAGGCTCGGATTTAATTTCAATCAGTCCAAATCGAAGTAAATGACGAGCATGCGTGCTATCGCGTAGTAACTGCACATCACGGTAATGTGTAAGCATTTTTCGCCACCCTTCCAGCGGCATTGACGATTTATTTGTATTACAAGGGATACAAGCAGGATTCATATTTTCTATGGTATCGTTTTGCGGTCTAGTCATTTCACCCGTAATTAACTTCCCGCCACCAACATGTATTAAATCTCGTTTCACCGCTTCGATATGGTCTGCATGCCACTTTTCACCCAGTAATTCCCCGCAGTAGGCACAATGGCCACCAAACTTTTGTTTTAGCTCAGCACGTTGCTGTTTAGTTAACTTCATCGGCTATGCTCCACTTTCATACCGTCAAACTCTTGATCAATTACGGTCATACCGCGCACTACAGCTGCTTGTGAAGGAAGCTTCTTAAAATCAATAGTGTTTACTTCATGGCAGTGTTTGCACATAAACTTATTTTTCTTTTCAAGCTTTGCCTGTATTTCACGGACCTCTGCCAGCATTCTGTTATTACGTTGGGTGACTTGATTCAATTGGTCTAAATATTTGGCAATCCATAAAACTGGATTAAGTTTTGTTTTGCAGTCCATACAAAGGATCTCATTATCTTCCTTTGATATTTGAATACGCCCGTGATCACACTCCACAATCTCATTTCTACGTGTGAACTTGATAACTTGATTTTGTTCATCAACATGAATCACATGCTTATCTTGGAAATGGCTCATACATTCGCCCCTTCAATTAACTTAAGAATATTTCTAGGAATTGGCATACCTTCACGACGGCACATCTCTGCGTATTCGTGCGGATTGTCAAAAGGATCTGGACCTAGCTCTTGTTTGAGTTCTGGCTCTTTTTCCTTAGCCTTAAGCTTTTGTACTGGTGCAGGTTTACGACCATTGATTTTTAAACGTTCCATCAATGATTGGAGATGCTTTTGCGCTTCGTCATTGCTTACTGGGGTGTGTTCAGGTTCTTTATGCTCTAGTTGTAGCGGTGGAGTGTAAAACTCTTGCTGACGGCCTTTTAACTGAGCTTTAGCAACCATCACGTTGTAGGTCCCGAAGAAATTATCTTGAGCTGCTCGCATTTGGCCGGCTTCGATCAAATACATCACTTCGTCTAATGCATATTTTGTAATTTGTGTAATAACCACGGTACGGTCAGTCGTAAACTTACATGCGCGAGACCAAGCTTCTTCTGGAGACATCCAACTTTCACCGATACACCAGGTGCGAAACTCGGCAAATGACGGCATAAAGCGTCCACCTGCTGTAAGTAATCGAGCAAGTGCGTTGTTAAATTGGTTTTGTTGAACGCCAACCAGTGTTTTAAGTGCGATTTGCTCAACAACTGACAGAGGAATTGCACTTTCGCCTGTTGCTGGAAATTGCTTATTGAACTGAGCAGCGTAAACAGTGCGAAGAGAAGCGATTAATTGACGCACTTCGTTCAAGGTAATCTCATGCATGACCTACCTCCTCAATCATTGGAAGCTTTTTTGCTGGGGTTACATCCACGATTTGAGATTCGCTCTGTTCTTCAAAAAGATTAGCGAAGTAACCCGACTCTTCTGGTTTTTGACCGGTTGAAGTGATTTGCTCTTGTTTCTTGCGGTTTGCAGCAACTTGTTTCTCGTTGTTTTGAACCCAAGAGAACCACTTAACCAACCAGATGCTTGGTGTATTCAACGAACTTGATTCGTTTGCAAAGTACCAGTCACCGAAATTTTGAATCATGGTTCTCAAGTCGATTTCAGGTACAGAAACAAATCTTTGTTGAGCAAGTGAGATGAAATCGTATTGAAACTCGCTGTATTCAGAAATGAATTCACGCATTGAGTAACGCTTGTGATCATCGATCTGATACTGAGCAAATTGGATTGGTGTAAATTGCGAATTTTCTTCACGCGCATTACTACTACTATCTATATATTGGTTATCGGTTAACGGTTTATGGTTAAGGTTTTTTTGGCTTTCACTTTCAGAACCCAAAATTAACCCACTGGGTTTTTGTGGGTTTTCAGAATTAACCGAGTCGCCTTCACTTTGGTTTTCTTTTGGTTTTTCCTTACGTGGACGCCCACCTTTCTTACCATTTTCACGATTTTTATCCCCTACTTTTTGATAAGCGGCGATTTCTGAATCACAACGTTTGTTGTGAAACCCGTCTTCCTCTTCCACAAAAAACTCTTGCAGCACAATTAATACTGCATCCCTTTCTTCTTGGGTATTTGCACGTAACCGACGAAAAACCGACTGGGTTTCTTTGGGTAATGGTTTTTCATTCAAATAATAGAAATCGAGAGCACGGCGATAAAAGCACTCTTCAACTGGGCTAAGGTGCGCTGTAGCAACCATAAAGTCGCTGATATGGTGGAGATATTTATACATCAGTGACTACTCCTAATTTTACAAGACCGCGCATTTCCAACTGACGAATAATTCTTGGAGGAATAAATTCGTTGTTGATTTTGTAGCGAATACGAGACTTTTCTTTCACCTGAATTAGTTTGTGCCCATCCTCCATGAGACGGCGAACTGCTATAGCCTGCCCCCCCATATGGGTTAATTCTTCAAGTTGATAAAATCTTTCCTGAGCCTCAATTGCGGCATTCATAACTGAAAGTGGCATAGCTGCTAATTCTTTAGCCGAATAGATCTTTACTGGTTGTTCCAGTGGAATTACCACCTCAAGCGGTGTGGTAGAAACGGAAATATCCTGTTTTCTTTTTGCTGCATATCTCACTTTTCACCATCCTTTGGCTTAACATAGCCACCAAACGAATCAACCAAACACGCTTTGGTTAAGCTGGTTACAATCTGTTGTGCTAACCACTGCGTTATGCGAAATTGACGAGCCATAGCCTCTGAAAATTCAACTTTGGTTACCGCCGCATTATTTTCGTCATAACCTTTGTTACGTAAATTTTGCTTTTTCACCTCAAATAGGTGCCCAAGCACTCGCAATGCAGGCTCGTAAAAAGATTGGATTTCACTTTGCTGACGAGAATCTTTGATTTGCTGTGTAAAGCTGTTCATGACACCTCCGCTAATGCTTGCTCAGCGCTTGTTAGTCGGCGTTTGGCGTTAAGTTCAGCAACTGTTGCTGTGCGGATTTCTTTTGAAGAAACTAGAATCAAATGATTCTCTGATTTGATGGTCCATAAACTAGTCAAAGTTTTGTTTTTAACTTCAAACAAATCATTTGATTTGAAAGTACGGCACTCTTTAGTAAGCACTACAACGTCACC